TGATAAAGTCGTGTCTGAGAAGAGGATTGTGAGGTCAAGTTAAGAAAAATTGCTTACTGCTATCCTTAACAAGGACACAAATGCTTATCTAGACAGCTCAAAAGTTACGGATATCATTACTAAAACTCAGAAAGAGCGTGAGAAAACGCTACTAAGAATGAAAGGGGTGATTGAATGAGTGAAGTGACTATGCGTTTTAATAAAATAGATTTACGAGAGTTTATTGAAATCCATGACATCCAACGTGATGTCGGGAACAATCGCTCTATCTCTATCGATCATGCCCCAAGAATTGGCGTGAATATCCAGCAACAAACGATTGATGCAAAATATATCAAGGTGGACTTCTCTATCTGGTCCAAAGACAGAAATACCCTCAAGCACAAGCTTGCGGGTATTTTTAATGTTGATAGTCCTAAAGAGTTGACCTTTTCAGATGAGCCAGACAAGTATTATCTGGCCATGGTAATTGATGATATCTCTATGCAGGAGGCAAGTGGGAGACGTTCAAACGGGTCTATTAAGTTCATCATTCCTGATGGCGTGGCCCATAGTTCAGCATATAAGCGCTTTGATAGCGACAAAAACGCAACTAGCGAAGCAGGAAAGATGGTGTTTGATCTTATAAATAATGGCACAGAGAGTGCATTTCCAATCGTTAAAGTCAAACACAATGCTGAGAATGGCTATATCGGTCTAGTTAATCAAAATGGAACCTTAGAAATCGGGAACCGTGAAGAAGCCGATACCGAACCATCGCAAAAATCAGAAATCTTACTTGATTTTAGAGGTGAAAAAATCACAAATGGATTGGCAATCGCAGCAAAGAACCAAGCCATCACAAATGACCGGACAGAGTACATTGTAGGAACAGCTGAAGTGATTAATCTTTGGGAACGTCCACACGTTAGATTGAAAGATTTACGAGGTGAAACTAAATTACACAACTACGCTACAAGTTTGACCTGGGCAATCCCTAATGATAGCACAGGCAGCACTGGGTCCCTGAATGATTATTTTTGGTGGAGACAAGTTTTTTGGTCCGAAGCTAATAATCAATATGGATTCATCAAGGTGACAGTTTCAGATGAGGCAGGCCAATTTTTGTATGGTGTTGAGACCTTTAAACGGTCGCTAGGTTCTGAATGTGAGTTCAATTTTTTAGCTAGCGATGGTCAAGGTGGATATAGGATTCTAAAGCGATGGAATTTTGATGGAACTACAACGGGAGATATCAATCCTTTTAGTGTGGCAAAAGGGTGGTCAGATTTAAAACGGAATGATGGCAAGGTACAAGTTTTTTATCAAGGATCATACTCTACTTTTATCATTCCAGAGATCGAGGGTAAAAAGTCCGTAAAAATTCACATTACAATCGGAGCGTACAGAGACAATCCAATCGTCTCTCACATGTATCTAGATGAATTGTACTACCGTAAAGATTTTGTCCCAACAACGAATGACATCCCCAATCGTTTTCCAATTGGTTCGAATGTTCTAATCAATAGCGAGGATGACACGGTCTATATCGATGGAATAGCAAAAGCAAGCGAGGTTGTAGACGGCTCTCAATGGCTCTCTATCCCTCCAGGTAATTCAAAATTAGAGTTATATTTCTCTAGTTTTATCAAAAAACATCCGACAGTAACAATTGAATTTGAAGAAAGGTGGCTATAATGCTTTTAACGATTCACGATGCAACCTTGCAAAAGGTTGCTTTTGTTGATAATAGTAAGCAGAACACGCTTAATTATTATAACGATACATGGTCAAGAGACATGCCAACAGGAGCTTCAACTTTCGAGTTTACAGTCTTTAAGAAAGCAATTCAATCAGATACAGCTTCATCAAAGGCCTACCATCATCTAAACGAACGTGCTTGGGTGTCATTCCGACACAACGGGCGCACCTATCTCTTTAATGTAATGTCAGTGGAGGAAAATGAGCAGACAATCAAATGCTATTGTGAGAATCTCAATCTTGAATTGATCAATGAGTTAGTAAATCCTTACAAAGCAACGAGAGCCATGACTTTTGCAGAATATTGCAAAGAGATGGCTTTATTGAACTATGCTCATCTCACTATTGGAATTAACGAGATTTCAGACCAGCAACGCACCATTGAGTGGACGACGCAAGAAACAAAACTTGCTCGCTTGCTTAATCTTGCGAAACAATTCAATGCTGAGATTGAATTTGACACACAATTAAAAGCAGATAGCACACTTAAGAACTTTACTGTAAATATATATCACGAACACGACGATACACACCAAGGTGTTGGTCGTATTAGGAATGATGTGGTTTTAAAATATGGTAAAAATATTAGTTCCATCACCCGAAAAGTGGACAAAACGGGTATTTTCAATACAATTCGCCCAACCGGGAAAATGCCGACCGTGGAAGTCGAAGAAAGTGGAGAACGTCATCTATCTAGTCAGAGAGTGAAAAATGCGGATGGTTCGACAACCGAAACAATTATTCGCACAGCATCCGACGGGACAAAGAGTAAGACTATTGTCCACACGAAAGTCACAAAACTGGCTGATAAAACACGAATTACAACGACCACCACAACTCGTTCAGATGGCTCTATTGAACAGACTGTGACGACTAGTAAGAAAGGTGGACCATCTAATACTGAGAAACGAATCATCAAACCTCCTAAGAAAAAAGAGAAAGAAACTGAGCCTGAAAAAGAGGTTCTGACCATTGAAAACTTGGGAGATTGGTCTATCAAAAACGAGAGGGGAGAATTAGAGTTTTACCAAAGAGGGCAACAACTGTATGCACCGTTGTCCATGCAACTCTATCCCTCAACTTTCACTTCAGCAACCGCTGAGGACCAGTGGACAAGACGAGACTTCGACTTTGACACAGACGAGCCAAACGAGTTGAGACGGCTTGCTTATCTGAAATTAAAGCAACATTGCTACCCAGCCATCACATATGAAGTAGATGGCTTTGTGGACGTAGAAATCGGGGACACGGTCCAGATTTATGATGATGGTTTTAGTCCAGCTTTAATAGTAAAAGCACGAGTTACCGAACAGAAAATCAGTTTTACAAATCCGGCAGGTACCGAAATAGCAGGCACTCCTGCCATATTTATAGAAACCGTATAAATATCTGCTAAATACATCTGCACAGGGTCTGCATTCTTTTCCCCTTTTTTGAAAGCCGTCGTAGGTGAAACAGGTGTCAGTATGATGTCGACTTCACTTAATACTTTTTCAAAATCTTCTTTTATCAGCCTTCTTACCTGAGAAGCTTTTTTATAATACGCATCATAAAATCCTGAACTTAATACATAGTTACCTATCATTATTCTTCTCTTTACTTCTGTTCCGAAGCCTTCACTTCTTGACTTTACATACATTTCTTCTATATTTTCGTCATTTTTTCTTATACCGTATCTCACTCCGTCATATCTTGACAGATTTGAAGCAGCTTCTGCCGATGAGATTATATAATATGTAGATATTGCGTATTTTGTATACGGTAATGACACTTCTCTTATTTCTGCTCCAAGTTCTTTCAGCTGTTCCACAGCATTATTTACAACTTCTTTTATATCTTTATCCAGTTCTTCCGTGAAATATTCTTTAGGAAGTCCTATTTTCAATCCTTTTATATCCTTATTTATGTTTTTCAGATAATCAGGCACCTCAACTTCTGCCGTAGTAGGGTCTTTTTCATCATATCCTGATATTATCTGCATAATTCTTGCCAAATCTTCCGTAGATTTTGCCAACGCTCCTATCTGATCAAGGGATGATCCGAAAGCCATAAGTCCGTATCTCGATACTCTTCCGTAAGTCGGTTTTATCCCCACAGTTCCTGTCAAGCTCGCAGGCTGTCTTATACTTCCTCCCGTATCAGTCCCCAGTGCTATTGGCACCATTTGTGCTGCTACTGCTGCCGCCGAACCTCCGCTGCTTCCTCCCGGCACTTTATCCATATCCCAAGGGTTTGAGGCAGTTTTTATTGATGAATTTTCATTGGATGATCCCATTGCAAATTCGTCCATATTGGCTTTTCCGATAATTACAGCTCCCGCTTTTTTAAGCCTTTCCACTACAGTTGCGTCATATATTCCCTCATAGTTTTTCAAGATTTGTGATGAAGCAGTTGTCAAATCTCCTTTGGAAAGGATATTATCTTTTAACGCCACAGGCACTCCAAATAGTAAAGTATTATCATAATTTTTTCTTTTATTTTCGTCATTGTCGTTATCAAATATTTTAGCTATTTCCAATGCCTTTTCTTTTAAAACACTTGAAAATGCCCCTATTTTATTTTCGAGTAAATCAATTCTTTTTAGAAATTCTTGTGTAACTTCTTGAGAAGTTATTTCCTTATTTTTAATCATTTCAGCTATTTCACTCGCTGTTTTTCCGTATAAACTCATTTTTCCACCTTTCTTTTTCCTAATCCCACCAAAAGTACCAATTTTTCGATTTATACAATCTTTTTGAAAGTTCTTCCAGTTCATCATAAATTTGGAAAACTAAATCTTCACTAACTAAAAACTGCTCTATTGCCAATTTTTCTGCCTCTTCCTGTGTTTCAGGGAATTTTTCCAAGTAAAATTCTATTTCAGAGTCAGTTATTGCAACAATTCTTGCATTATATTTTTCATACCAATATTTACTGATAGCTATGATTTCTTCCGGTAAAGGGCATTCGTTAAATCCACCAAATAAAAACCATCCTGGAATTTCAAAAGCTTTATCTGTCGGAATCTTAAATAATCCTACATTTTTCCTTACTTTTCCAGTTTCTTCGTCAAATATTGAATTCAAATAGAAAGTTTTATCTTCATTGAAATTTTTAAAATAATCTAAGTAATCACTGTCATCAGAAAATTCATATTCTTCATCCAAATACTCACTTTCTACATATTCCTGTTTTCTTTCTTTAAACCACTGACCACAGTCTACTTTTTTATAATTTTTTAAAATTCCATCTCTTGTTCTTTCGTATTCCTCAAAATCAGGAAACTCTTCATTGAAATAATCTTTTACCTCAACAAAATAGGAATAAAGCCTCGTTTTTTCCCTTCTTCAAATAACTCAAAGTATCTTTTTGCAACTTCTGTTATTTCGCTATCTTCACTAATTTTTTCATAGTCACATTTTATTTTTTCTGCAAATAAATCTATATTTTCCAATATTTTCCTCTCCTTCAAAGAATCTAATTATCAGCATTTTCTCCTACAACTTTTGGTACAATTATAAATTCATCATCGCTGTTTGGTGCATTTTTCAG